GGGACATCGCACAAGTGAGTGGAGCAAGTTATTTAGATTTAGACTTCATACTAGATGGCGATAGTAATGATTTTACATTTGACATAGATTCCGACTATTATACAGCATATATAGATATCTTTGGGGATAGTAATACAATGACTTTAACTAAGTCAGGATATGGAGCTTCATCAAGCGACGGTGGGTATTTTTACTTAGACTTAAATGGCGGTACAAATACTTTAAGTATAGAGCAAACCTCTACACTTGCACTTGATTGGCTTAAAATAGAAAGTGATGCGTCAAACAGCAATATTTGTGTTGTTCAGAATGATGGTGGTTCTACCACTTCATGCTGATATAGGAAGCATTACAGAACTACGCGGGCAAGGTGCTGTCATTCGTGATGACACCTTTCCTGCAACTTTAGAACAAGACATTCAACAAATGGATGATGTACGAACAGCTAATGGGCGACTTGGTATAACATTTATAGACGATAGTCAAGTTCGACTCACAGAGCATAGTAAACTAATAATTGATGAAGTAATTTTTGACCCGAATCCAAACAAGTCAAAAATGAATATGCAGTTTGCAAGTGGTACTGCTCGATTTATTACTGGTAAGATAGGACAGATAAATAAACAAAATATCAATATCAGTACACCAACTGCACAAATCGCAATTCGAGGAACAGACTTTACTGTTACCGTTGATGAATTCGGTAAGTCATTAGTGATACTCTTACCAGACGCTGACGGACTGCCCTCTGGCGAGATTGTAGTAGCAACTGCCTTAGGTCAGGTAACATTAAACAAACCGTATCAATCTACTGTAACTACCGTATGGGAACAGAGTCCTACTAAACCTGTTATCCTGGATTTATCACTAGACTTGATAGACAATCTTTTGATTGTATCACCACCGAAGAAAAATGAAAAATTGGAACAAACTGAAGGAGAAAATGGAAGTAGTAATACTATCGATGGTCTTCTTGATTTCGACGCTCTCGATTACGGAGAGCTCGACATGGATTTATTAGAAGAAGATTTCTCTTTTAATGAATTAGATATAGATTATCTAGCAGGAGACTTTTTAGAAGACCTGCTAGAAGTCATAGAAAAAATAGACGAATTAGATTCAGAAGAATTAGCATCTGTTGGCATCGCGCCAGTAGATATAAAAGGCACTACTTTCGGACAAGATTCCTCTACACAAATCACTACATTTGGTGACGCAGAGTTTCTCACTATAATGCGTCAAGTAAATCAAAGTGTTAGGCTAGATATAAATGGACAAACTGGATATAATATCATACTCGAGCAAGATGGTAAAAGTTATAATGTTGTCATTGGCAGTGGCGCCGATGTCATTATTAGCATACGACAAGGCTCAGGTTGAGGCAGATGCAGCCCTGATAAGAGCATATGAAGAAGAAAGAAAAATATTCAAAGATTTAGAATGGCATAATGAAGCTACAACAGGTCAGTATGTCACTTTCTGGACTTTACAAACACTCGATGTTTATAGCACATATCGTGGACTTAAGTACGACTGTGTTCGTGAAATAAATCCATTTTTAGGAAGTAACCCAAGTATTGGGCAAATGGTTACTCACAAGACTATATTTTTAAATCCTTTTTATCTTCTACCAGGAGAAGGAGTGATTACAGAATATGATATGGAATGGATAAACATAATGATGGCAACCGTTGTTCACAATAATTACAAAGTATGGGATAGAGCGCACAAAAGATGTATCAGAAGATAATAACAATAACAATATTTATGGGAATCCTAATCTGGAATCCAGGTATCATGCAAAGACTCGAACTAATTGGTTACGACTATTTGATTATGAATACCGAACCAGTGCAAAATGAAAACATATTAATAGTTGATTTAGATGAAGACTTTATAAAAAATAACGGAGGTTGGCCATTACCAAGAAGTGTTTATGGAGACTTAATCACAGAAACCTCTGGAATATCTGGAATTACAGTGCTTATGCCAAATCCAGATATCCGAGGAGCACAGCAAGATGCGTATTTTGTACTCAGATTGCCTTACAAACCAACAGTCCTTGCTTCAGCAGCATCGACACAAGTAACTGGGACAAATCCTCATGTAGGCACTGCTCAGTTAGGGGAGGACCCATTACCATGGCTATTCGAATATCCAGGAATTTTACCTACAGAACCTACGCTGGCGTTAAACGCAAAGGGACTAGGGCTAGTAACCGCTACGCCGGAAATAGACGGGGTTACGCGTCGTATTCCCCTAGTCGTAAACGTGCAGTCAAAACTTTACCCGAGTTTCGCCTTGGAACTCTTAAGAGTCGCAGTAGACGATCCTTCGTACCAGCTAAAAACAACACCAGAAGGCGTGCAATGGGTTAGAGTCCCTAGTTACCCTTTAATGAATACAGATGCGAATGGTCGTATCTTTTTAAACTGGAATACAAAATTTTACAAACAAACAGGACTGGAGTTTATGGAAAATCCTATACAAGCTCCCTTTGTTATATTCGGCACGACTGCAGAGGGTATAACAAACCCTGTGCCGACCCCTGCGGGGGCTAAATACCCACATGAAATACAAGCAAACATTTTACATAATCTTATTACTGGTAGTGCTCCTTCTACCCCTACTTGGTCTCTTGGAGCTGAGCTGGCAGGAGGATTATTTGCATTACTACTTATTGCAATCGCATCAAGGTCTATTTGGTATTCCGTACCTACTTTAATATTAATAGTAGGTGGGTCACTATATGGAGCCTGGTATAGTTATCAATCTTCTTATTTGTTTGACGTCAGCGGAATCGTAATTATCTCCATTTTGTTTTGGAGTATTCATACATTCCTGAGTTTCTTATCCGAGTATCGTCAGAAACTTCGAATCAAACAACAATTCGGGACATACGTAAGTCCAGACTTAGTGAAAAAATTACAAGAAGACCCAAGTTTACTGAGATTGGGTGGGTTAACTTCACGACTCACTTTTCTTTTTTCGGATATTCGAGGATTTACCCCGATCTCGGAAAAATACCAGAAGAATCCACAAGGACTTACTACTCTGATTAATCGTTTTCTTGACAATCAGACTGAGATTATTCTCAAGCATGGAGGAACAATAGATAAATATATGGGAGATTGCATCATGGCATTTTGGGGTGCGCCATGTCCAGACGAGAATCATGTTGAAAATGCAACAAAGGCAGCTCTCGAAATGAGAGTGGCATTGGGAGAATTGAATGAAAGACTCGCAGAAGAAGGCCTGGATCAAATTAATACAGGAGCGGGCATCAACACGGGAGACTGTGTCGTCGGAAACTTTGGCAGTAGTACTCGTTTTGATTACAGTGTCCTTGGTGATAGTGTCAATCTAGCCGCTAGACTAGAGTCTAGTTGTAAAGAATATGACGCAGATTTAATTATATCCGAGTACAGTTTAGTAGATGGTTATGACTACGAATTTCTTGACGAGGTAACTGTCAAAGGTAAGTCAGAGCCTGTAAAAATCTATACCATACGAAAATAATACTTGACATCAGGTATCGAATTTGATATAATTATCATGTATTTAATACAAAAGTTTTAAAGGAAACAATAATGGATGCCGAGACAGTAGCAAACGATTTAGCCAAGCACGAAGCCGTCTGCGCGGAGCGATGGAAAACTGCATTTAACCGCTTTGATGACTTAGATGAAAATGTTAAGAGAATCGAAACAATACTTATATCAGCGGCAGGCGCCATAATAGTTGCAGGATTTGGAATCTTCGTAACTTTATGGGTAAATCATATGTAGGAGAAAACAATGCAAATGGACTATGATAAAAAAGATATTACTAAAGCACCGAAAGTGAAAAAAGTAGTGAAAGAAGAGCCAGTGCTACCAGCAGGGGCTGAATTAAGCTTTAACGGTACAGCCTGGAGAGTTAAATTTAATGGTGAGACAAAAATGTACAAAACCAAAGAGGAAGCAATAGAATGGCTAACGAAATAAAAGAAGCTTTGAAAAAAGCTGTGGAGAAGTCAGAAGAAACAAACGAAGCTCCAGAACTATCAGGCAGAGTTAAAAAACTACTCGCAAGAAAAAGAAATTTACAGAGAAAAACCCACAATCCAAAGCGTAGTAGAAAGTGATTTCAAAACAACGACTAGAGGAAGAATATATTTGGGTTCATAAAAATACTACTACAATGAGTGGTGGTACTACTATGAAACAAAAGGATAAAATACACGATATTATTCGTAAAGTAAAACCTTTTAGTGTATTAGATTTTGGGTCTGGAAAAGGTTTACAATATAGTAAACATGAAGTTCACAAAGAATGGGGAATACCAAAACCAACTCTTTATGACCCTTATGTAAAAGGTATAGATAAATTACCAGCAGTAGGAACAAAATATTACGATTTAGTACTATGTGTAGATGTGATGGAACACATACTACCAGAAGAAGTAGACGAAATACTACATTCAGTTTTCTTCTTTGGAAATTTTATATATTTTCACATTGATACTAAACCAGCATTAAAGAAATTTAGTTGTGGTACTAACTTTCATGTCAGTCTACACCCCAAAGAGTGGTGGATTGATAAATTACAAGAGTTCGGAGATAATTTCCATGCGGACTTCGAAGAATAAAATACCACATACGGACAGAATAGCGATATGTCAAAAGTGCCCAAACTATAGTAAGTTTTGGAAAACTTGTAAGATATGTCATTGCTTTATGCCCCTCAAAACAAAGTTAAGATGGGCTGAGTGTCCAGACGAGCCACCTCGTTGGACTTAGGGAGATAGAAATGCCAGGACATTACGGAAAAGGTAAAAAGAAAAAGAAAAAAGGCAGTAAGAAAAAATAAACTAAAAAAGTCCAATTAGAGGAGGTGATTATAGATTTACGGAGTGGATGACCTTATACTAAGCACAAGAGCATGAAGATATTTCATGACACGGAAAAATATCGAGGGGTCTCCGCTCCACCTTTAAGGACTAGAAATGAAGAAAAAAGTACTTGTACTTGTAGCAGACGATAATTATATAGAACACTGTAAAGCAGTAATTCATTCAGCAGTAACAGTAGGCAAATGGGATGGCGACATAAGAGTGATTGTACCCCTCGGCACTACACTGCCAAGTGACTTTAAACACGAAGTATTTGAAGTCGAAATGCATACTACTGAAAATAGGTATAATAAATTTTTCCTTTTTCACGATTATTTTAAAAAGTGGGATTGGATATTTTATACTGACTTAGATGTTTTATTTATTGATAAAATAGAATTAGATTTAGAAAAAAGGGATACTCGATACTTGTATGCTAATCCTGATGGAAATAAAGACATACAATATCAATACAAAATTCGATTGTGGGAATTAAAAAACATGATGGAATTTGTAACAAGCGCTGTTCATAGTCCTGGACAAATAGCACTACGAACAGGTTGGTTAGATTTAATTAATTTAAAACCTAATCAACAAGCATTTCAATCTTGTTTTATGCTTTTTAATAGAAGATTAATAGCAGCAAAAACTTTTAGAAGATTGATAGATGCAGCATGGAGTCTAAACCCTTTTGTAAAATTTGAAGACCAGGGTATATTTAATACAGTTTTACATGATAAATGGAAACCTTTATCAAACAAATTTGAAAACAGATGTCCAGTGTTAGACCAAATAGATTGGCACTATCACAAAATACATGAAGTAGACGGACACTGGGACAGAAATGAATATGAAGATATGTGTGCTATTCATTTCTTTAGATACTTTACACCATGGATGCCACAGAATAAAAAATGGTACCCCGTGTATAGAGAACACTTAGAAGGGTATGAACAATTATTTTAAAAAGTTTTGGGAGTTTTTGAAAGGACTATTTCTTAGACGAAAACTAACAAAAGTAGACACCTTTAAACCGAAGTGAGAAGGAAATGGTCTATATCGCGTAAGCGTAAAATAAACTGTGCGAATCCTAGAGGTTTCTCACAAAAGCAGTACTGTAAGCGTCAAAAAAGAGGCGGCAAGTACAAAAGGAGATAATCTATGTTAGATTTCTTAGAATGGGTAATCAGATGGATTCAAGTTATTCCATGGCTGGTTATGGGAGCATCCGTTATAGCGGCTCTAACACCTACTCCAATAGATGATGGTATAGTCAAAAAAGTATATAAAGTAATTGACTGGTTTGCTATCAATGTTGGTAAGGCTAAAGATAAATAGCAACAGGGGGTATCGTGGGCTGAAACGCCCACGGTGCAATTAGGGGAGAAAATGGCAGTCAAAAGACGAAGAAAGACCGCTAAAAAACGTCCAGTACCTACAAATCCTACTCTATATGCGAGAGTAAAAGCAGAAGCAAAGAGGAAATTTAAGGTATATCCATCAGCGTACGCTAATGGTTGGTTAGTAAAAACTTACAAAGCCCGAGGCGGAAAGTATCGAATGGGTACTGGCCGTAAAAGGAGGAAGTAATGGCACGAAAACCAAGCGGAGGACTTACCAAGTGGTTTAGAGAGGGGTGGGTAGACATCTCTCGAAAAAGAAAAGGTGGAGGACATCCACCTTGCGGTAGAAAGTCAGCAAGAGGTAGTAAAGCTGGAGGATATCCAAAATGTGTTCCTGCAAGTAAAGCCGCTAGAATGACAAAAGCGCAAAAGCGTTCTGCCGTAACAAGAAAAAGAAGAGCAGGAAATCCAGGTGGTAAGCCTAGAAATGTTGCTACTTTTGCAAAACGAGGTAGAAAGAAAAAAAGGAGGTAATTATGAGCAATGCTCATAAACTCAGACAAAAGTCAGAAATGGCAAATGAACTTAAAGCGATTGAAAAAACAATGGCAGAAGTAATTTTTACTCGAAGAAACAGATTAGAAAAATTAAAAAAACTGAAAGAATATATTACCATGAGGAAATGTACCTTTCGAGATAAGCAATTAAAAAAGCTTATAGGAGAATACAATGGCTAGAACAGGCGGATTCTTAAGCGGACCTACTGGAGTACATAGTACTCAGAAGATTCGTAAACACAGACTCAAGCGAGGAGTCACAAGAGACATGAATGCTGCAGCAGGTACTTTAGTAAATACAAAAGATGCTTACAGTGTTGGTGCAATGAGATATGGAGCAAGACCTAAAGCAATCGGTCCTAGATTTGGCAAGACTGTTAGACCAAAATCAGCAAGATTTGGTAGAGGCGGTGCAGGAAGAATTTTACCAAGAAGAGGTAGATAATGAAAGCAATACTGAGAGGTAATAAAATTATACTCAAAGGTGGACATACTGATGCTGCTTCTGCTATAAATAGTTGCAAGACTATTATGTCACATTGTCAGATGATACTTGACAATATAGATGAAAATGCAGAAATGATGCCCACTTGGTGGACAAATAAATTAGCAGTTTCAGAACACGAAGTAGTACAGGCCGCTAACGCACTAGTTAACGGATTGGATGATGACCATGGCTCTGACAGCGAGTGAGAAATCTAGATTAAAACGAGCAGGACTAACTCGATTAAATAGTCCAAAAAGAACTCCTAATCATAAAACAAAGAAAGCTGTAGTAGCTGTTCGTGTTGGGGGTAAAGTAAAAATAATTAGATTCGGTGCGCAAGGCATGGGTCATAATTATAGTCCAGAAGCAAGAAAAAGTTTCAAAGCAAGACACGCTAAGAATATTCGTAAGGGTAAATCTTCAGCAGCTTACTGGGCAAATAAAGTCTTTTGGGCAGGCAAAGGCGGTTCTAAAAAACGACCACCTAAATCCCAAAAGCATGTTAAAGGAATTAAACGAAGAAGGAGATAAATATGGCGGTACCTACTATAGATGGCAGAAAACTTTGGTTAGAAGAAGGTTTAGTGCATGGTGGTAATTTTTTAGCAAAGATGATTTCGGAAGAAGCAAAAAGACCTCTTTCGAGTGCAGAACTAAAATTTAAACACTTAGCAGCCGCTTATATTTATCTTTACGAGAAAGCAAAAGACGCTGGAGTTTTAAACGAAAGTGATGAAGAATTTATTTTTAACAACGAGACTATACATTGATAAATATTAGTAGATTAGATATTGACTCAGAAAATCTGATGAAATTCGATGATCGTAGATTTATTAAGTTACCTATTGAAGGTTATATGGAGTTGCTGGGTATTAATCCTAATACTAGTCAAACAGCAATAATTAATGCAATAAACAATCCTAAATATCGTTTTATTACTGCCGCTGTTTCTAGAAGACAGGGTAAAACTTATATTGCAAATATTATTGGTCAGTTAATTACTTTAATTCCAGGTGCTAATGTTTTACTTATGTCACCTAACTATTCCTTATCGCAAATTTCTTTTGATTTGCAAAGACAATTAATCAAGCATTTTGATTTGGAGGTATTACGAGATAATG